GTAAAGGAGGTCGTTCTTGCTGTAGACGATGCTGAGCAGGTTTTTGATGCTCTGCGGTGTGTGCTGTGCGCCGTCGCAGTGGATGTGGATTCCGCAGGTCTCGTTGGCAAAGCCGCCGATGTGTCTGAGCTGGCGAATCAGCTCCTGCAGGGTTTCCATATCGTTTGCGTAGGTGAGGATCGGGCTGACCATCTCGACGCTGTGTTCGCTGTCGGCGTGTTCCTTGCGGCTGCCGTTCTTCTTTTCGCAGCGGATGCTGCCGTCGTAGGTGAACTTCCATGTGCGTCCGTCGGGTGTCTTAACTCCGTAGGTGTCGTAGTAGGTTCCGAGGTACTCGACTCTGCCGCCGAGGTACTCTGCTGCCTTTTCAGCAGCCTGCTTTCTGGTAATTCCTGTGAACTCGATTTCGATTCCGAAGTTTGTGTTAAGCATTGTGTTTTCCTCCATTTTTCGGTGTTTTCAAAGGGTGTGTTCCCTTTCGTTGTACACCATATTACCATACACTCCGGCACATAGCAAGCCGCTAAATGTACAGAAGATTTGGCTTAAAATCGAGGAAAACATTGTGTATATTATAGCTTGCAATACTTGCGTTTCTATGGTAATATACAGTAAAATGAAAGAGCGTCTCTCGTTATTTTTCGCCCCCAGGGGTGTTCAGAATCTCAAACTCGTCCACACCCTCGATCAGGGCGAGACTGCCGCCGCCTTTCCAGCTCATCAAAATGTCACCGATGTCGTCCACACACTCTACCTCGCCGACTGCTCCGCAGGGCGGAGCCTGCGGATCGTCCATGCGGATAAGGCGGATAAGTGTTCCCTTGGGGTACTTCCTGCGAAGCTCTGCGAGCTGTTCCTCATTCGGAAACTGCATCATTCTGCTCACCTCCCGGTTTGCCGCTGCGGAATGCACTGTTGCCTGTGAGGTTGCGGAGCAGCACCTTGCGAGTCTGCTTGTACTTACTGCCGACCATACCGAGGCGGATGAGGAAGCAGCGCATGGTGAACTTTTCGTTGTCGGTTTCGCAGGCTTTGGCATTGACACGCTTGGCTTCCTTTGCCATGATGCAGAGCTTCATGATGAAGTCGAGGTAGGCGGCTGTGTCGCCGTCCTGTTCAAGCGTAAACCAGGGGAACGCTACCTTGCCGTCTCTGCGGTGGTATTCGAGCTTATCGGTCTGAAAAGCGTGGCAGAAAAGGTCGTGGCGGTTTTCGATGATGCGGTCGAGGTTTGCGCAGATTCGTTCGTCAAGAAGATCACCCGGAATCTCGATTGTGAGCTTGTTGCTGTCAGCAGCGTAGAATCCCATTTTCTCAAGCTGTGCAAGGAGCATCTCCACTTCCTTGGTGTCGGATTCATCGGGGATGTCAAGGTTTCCGTTCTTGTCGACCGTGTAATAGCCGATCTTGTAAGCCTGTGTCGGCATGAACTGGTACTTTGCGTCCTCTCCGATGATTTCCGAAATCGCCTTGACCAGCTCCTTGCGGTGGCTTCCTGTGCAGTTAAAATTTACGTTCATATTCGTTTCCTCCTGTTGTGTTTTTCCCTTCGGGATTACTAACATATTACCGTCTATCGCACAGAATTGCAATAGTGAGTATTGTAGAATATGACCGTTACATTTCGGGAATATCTTACACAGACGACAATTCATTCTCCGCCGCCTGAGTTGCGATGCCTGCAAGCACGAAAAGTCCGCAGGAAAGGCAGATGCCGTTGCCGTACATCTTATATGCGGCACTGTCCGTGTAGGGATTTTTGAGCCACTTGACCACGGCATTCTGTGTTTTCGGCTTGCCGGTGGGATTTGTACATTTGCGGTATGTCTCGAAAACCTCTGTCCACCATTCAATTTCGGCATCGGCAGGATTTTCAGTCTCAAGACCGTCAGCCCACCAGTACGGCAGTCCCTGAAGCAAAGCACATTCCTGTGGCGTCAGCCTGCGGACGATATATTCCACATCAGCCGTGTCATTAACTGTCGGTGGATCTTTATAGTCGGAAGCCACAAGCGTGTTTGCTTTTTCCTTTTCGGCAATGGTGTGATATGAAGCCTTGCTTGTGGAATAAACAACAGCATTCTGATAACCGGGATTCGTACCGTTCACGAGCGTGTTGCTGATTCCGTCCTCACGGTAGCACTGGGATTCGGCTTTCATCTGCGGATAAAAGCTCGCTGCATGAGCGACTGCTCCCGGACCTTTTGCCACGATAGTCGGTTCGAGTTCTTCCTCAACAGCGAAGTTATACAGAGCATTTCTGCCCTGATTAAATGCCGCACGGTCGATACCGTAAGAAACACCATGCTGTTCTGTCGCATTCAGCGTGTACATTGTTTCCGATTCAATGTAGCCGTCACCGTGATGTGACGGGCGTGAGCCGTTGCCCTCAAGGACAACAATGCCGCCCTGATTCGCAGTAGGATTCGTGCCGGAAGTGTCAATAGTGCGTGAGGTCTCCGCCTCGTAAAAACCGCTGTGCGGATTGTCGGATTTCATGGAGTTGCTGTCTTTGGCACAAATACCAAATGCCTGCACAACCAGTTCTGACTGTCTTGTTTCACCCACATCAAAGGTGTTGAGCGTATTTGCTGTCTCGCCCTGCACCCATGTTTCGCATTCTTGTGCTGAATGTGGACGAGTACCCTTGATAAAAGGCACGAAGAGCGTCTGGTCGTTATTGCAGGCTATCGTTGCCGATTTATCCACCTGAACTAACGCACCCTTGCCGCCTGAGCCACCGCCGCAGCGGATTTTCAGCGTGTACGGCAAATCAAGCAGAAGAGGAACATTTCCGCCGCCTGTTCCGCATCGGGAGGTCAGCGTCTGCACCATTCCGTCCCCGGAAAGTTTTATACGGGAATCGGTCGGATGATTCTCGACAGCGATCGCCGCCGGAACAACGCCTGCACGGAGTGTCGGTGACATTTCCACCTCGTAGCCGATACCACGAGCCTTGGCGGAATGCTCGGTACAGAAACCTGCCGACTCTACCACAAACGGCTGATTATTTCCGCCCATGCCGAAAGTTGCAGAAACCGTCTGCGCTACCTCAAGAGGACCTTTGTACCTCGTGTCCTGCGAGTGATTCTCAAAAATAAGCGGCGGATGATGACTTTCCGCACGGAGCGTACAAGTCACATCTTCCGTTACATCCATGCGGTTTCCGCCCTGGTCGTTCAGGACGAGGTCAAGCCAGCCTGTCTCTCCAGAGCAAGTTTCAGCACGGCAGGCAGCTCTTTGCCACGCTCGGAAGCTCTGCGGAGAATACCGAGAGCCGCTTTGCTGCTCAAATAATATTTCGGATGCACGTTCGCCATCAAAATCGACGACAAGGTAACATCTTCTGCGCCGCTGTGGGACTCCGAAGTATTGGGCATCGAGTGTCCGCCAGCAGAGGGAGAAATTTTCTCCCACGATGCATCCTGCTTTTTCCCATTTCGCAGATTGAGGAACAGATACGGATTCATCTTTGATTTTGCACAGTTCTTCGAGGACACAGCGGAAATCTTCTCCGCCGTTGGAGGAGTATGCTCCGGGGACATTTTCCCACAGGGCATATCTTGGATATTTGCCATTTGTTGCATACCTCATTTCCTTAATGATTCGTACTGCCTGAAAGAACAGCCCCGACCTTGCAGCGTTCAGACCTGCTCTTTTTCCCGCAACCGAAAGGTCGGTGCAGGGCGAGCCGAAAGTGATGATATCCACAGGCTCGATTTCCGCACCGTTGATGAGTGAAATGTCACCGAGGTGTTTCATGAACGGGATTCGCTTTGTTGTTACACGAATCGGGAACGGCTCTATTTCAGATGCCCACTTCGGCTCGATGCCGCAGAGCATACCGGCAAGCGGAAAAGAGCCGCTGCCGTCAAAAAGGCTGCCGAGTGTAAGTTTATTGCTCATTCGGTTTCTCGACCTCCTTCACCAAATCAGCGTACATGATTTTCTCACCGTTGCGGATAACATACACATTGGCAGAATCGTTCGTGTCCTCGACATAGCGGCGGAGGATAACCGAAGCGTACTTCTCATCAAGCTCCATTGTGTAGCAGATACGATTCATCTGCTCACAAGCCATGAGCGTCGAGCCGCTGCCGCCGAAGGTATCAATGACCACAGCGTTCTCCTGTGTCGAGTTGCCGATGGGATAACCGAGCAGGTCAAGCGGCTTTGAGGTGGGATGATTGGAATTCTTCTTCGGCTTGTCAAAGTTCCAGATCGTCGTCTGCTTGCGGTCGGAATACCATGAGTGCTTTCCGTTCTGCATGAAGCCGTAGAGAACAGGCTCATGCTGCCACTGATAATCTGAACGACCGAGAACAAGGCTGTCCTTCACCCATATACAGCAGCCTGCAAGGTGAAATCCAGCGTCCTGAAATGCACGGCGGAAGTTCAGACCTTCTGTATCGGCGTGGAAAACGTATGCTGAGCCGCCCTTTTCAAGGTGAGCGACCATGTTCTGAAATGCGGCAAGCAGGAAGTTGTAAAATTCATCGTTCTTCATGCTGTCGTTTTTGATAGTCAGACCGCCGGAGCTTTTGAAAGCGACATTATAAGGCGGATCGGTCAGCACGAGATTTGCCTTGACAGTGCCCATAAGTGTATTTACATCTTCGGGAGAGGTAGCATCACCGCACATCAGTGTGTGCCTGCCGACCGTCCAGATGTCACCACGTTCAACAAAGGCAGCTTTCTCCAGAGCTGCGGTGAGGTCGAAATCATCGTCCTTCGCTTCGGATTCCGTGCCGTCGCTGAACATATCTGCCAGCTCCTTTTCATCGAAGCCGGTCAGCGACAGGTCATATCCCATGTCCTGCAATTCGGACATTTCGACAGCGAGGAGTTCCTCGTCCCAGCCTGCATCCAGAGCCATTCGGTTATCGGCTAAGATGTAGGCTTTTTTCTGTGCTTCGGTCAGGTGGTCAACATAGACACACGGTACTTCCGTGATACCTTCCTCCTTTGCGGCAGCGACTCTGCCGTGACCTGCTATGATATTGAAATCACGGTCAACGATGACAGGATTGACAAAACCGAATTCACGGAGCGAAGAACGGAGCTTGAGAATCTGTTCCTTAGAATGTGTGCGAGCGTTATTTACATACGGTATCAGCTTGCTGATGTCAACGAGCTGAAATTCTGTTGTTGTTTTCACTTCACATTCCTCCTCGCAATGACACGCTTCAGTCCCTTACGGGCATCCATGATGTTGCCCTTGACCGCCTGTCCCTTGATTGTGCGGTACTGCTGTTTGCTGAGAAAGGGCTTGTTATCTTTGAGTTCTTTCCAAAAAGATACATCTGTTTTCATGTCTTATCCTTTCCTGGAGCGAAGGAGCTGCTCCATCATATCTTCCTGCGGTGAGCCGTCAAACTGTGTGGTACAGTTCTGCTTTACAATATCGTAAATTTCGTACCAGATGAGGTTTGCCTGCTTCTGAAACGTCTGTGACATCGCTACAAAAGGTGAGGCAATCGGTGCGCCTGTGGTCGGGTGCTTTCCGATCAGACCGTAATCTGAGAGAGCGTTCTCGCACTGAATGAATCGTGCGAAAGCCTGAGCGTAGCTTTCGAGCAGCCGCTTATTGACCAGTTTCTCGCAGCCACGGCTTTTGAGCCACAGAAATGTTTCCTTGTAAATTTCATCAGCACCGAGAGGCTTGCCGTTCTTCTGATGTGCCGAGAGGTAGTCGCTCGCAACAGGCATATCCACGCCCTC